GGCATCAATCCCTTCCAGGGCGAAGACGTGACGGCTATCGCACTGCGTTTTGTCGGACGGCCCAATAAGTATGCGCGGCTGTCCAGCATTGCGGTGCATCACCAAAGCTTGAAGGAGAACGCCTAATGAGCATCGGGAGTTTTTTCTCAAGTATTTTCGGCGGCAACAGCGGCGGCGCTTCGCGCACCGCTGAACGGGCAGCCCAAGGGCAAGCCAATGATCTGCGCACCGACACCGACCGCAGGGCCGTAGCGCTGCGGCAGGGCATGGCTGACATCAACACCAGCTTCGGCGGTTTTGATGACAGCTACTTCAGGAAGCTGCAACAGGATTACACCGACTACAACATGCCGCAGTTGCGCGATCAGTATGACGACGCCAAGAGCAACATCCTGTTTTCGCTGGCGCGCAAAGGCAATCTCGCGTCCACCACGGCGGGGGATCAGTACGGCAAGCTTGACCGGCAGAACGCCGTGAATGTGGCTGGCATCGAAGGCGCCGGGAAGGATTACGCCAATCAAGCGCGTACCGTGATCCAGGGCAACAAGCAGGATGCGATAGGCCAGTTGTATGGCACCTATGACGCAGACGCGGCCAATAGTGTTGCGCTGTCAAACTCAAAATCTATGGCGGTGCCCAAGCCCACCTTCTCGCCGCTGGGGCAAATGTTCCAAAACATTTCCGCAGTCGCGGCGCAGAACAAGATTGCGTCGGAAAGCGACCCTGACGGGTATCGCCCAAGCAGCAGTGGCGTGCGGACTTACAGCCCTGCGGCTTCAACAAGCTATGTGCGGGGGAAATAATGGCTGACCCCATTTCAATGGCATTGGCGGCAACGGGTTCGTTGTTCTCCAACTATGGCGCGTCGCGCGTGAACAAATCCAACGAGCGGGATGTTAAGTACACGGACGAAAGCTTTAAAAGAGAACGCGCCACCCAGACAGGGTATGAGAAAGAAAACGCGGGCAATTTTGCCGACACGCTCAATCTCTACACGCGCCCTGAAACAGATGCGCGATTGCAGAACGCTGTCCTTGACCGGCAGAATTTGTATCGTTCCCCGATGCTGGCGCACGATTTCAACCATGCGCTACCGGCTGACTATGGCGACACCAGCAACAGCGTTGTGGCACGGCGCAATGCCGTCACCGGCAACGCGGAACGCAGCAGGGCGCTGGCAATGGCCGACGCCAAGGGCAAGCTGGATGCTTTTGGCGATGCCACCATGCTGGGCAACATTCTCGCCGCCAACAACGCCAACAAGATTGGCATGGTGTCGCGCATCGCCCAGGGGTCGCAGCGCGCGGAAGGCGCCCAGCAAGCCCTTCTTCCTGGCAAGCTGGCAGCCAACGAACAGAACGCGGGCGCGACCTATCAGGCGATTGGCGACTGGATCAAGATGGGGGCGATGGTACAGGCCAGCGGCGGCGGCTTGGGCACCAGCGCGGCTGGCGTGCCGACTGATGCCACGTCCTGGCTCTCAGGCCAGGGTGTCCCCGGCTGGTTGAACGGCGGCTATTATGCGCCCAATCCGAACATGGGACCGCCGCTTCCCGCTGGTTATGTCAGCCCGTTCGCAGGACGATGAGGTAGCACCATGCCCACTGGCCCCAATATGCACTTCGACAATGAATGGATGGGCGAAAGCGCTGGCAACCTCGCCACGATTTTTGCCGGTGACCCGAAGACGCGCATGATGCGCGACTATTACGGGTCCGGCGCTTTGGAAAATGAAGCCCAGGCGGCGAAGGCAAACGCTGAAGCATCTGATCAGGCAATGCGTACCGCCGCGCGGGCGAAGTTGACGCCGGAATTGCTGGCGACTTTCGGGCGCCAAATTGACCCGAAAACCAATTTGCCGGAAAGCGCTCTTGTACATTTGGCCCGCACGTCAGCGATCCAGTCAGCAATAATGCAGTCGGGCATGACCGCCAAAGATATTGCCGATGCGCTGAACGTCCAGCAAGGCAGCATCTATGCCCAGGGCACCGACGACGAAATGCGCCAGTCGATGGTCACGCAGGGCAAGCCTGTGCCGAAAGACTTTGCGCCCAGCGCCGCCGCTGCCAAGGATGTGTATGGCTATGAGAGGGCGGCGACTGACAGCGTTGCCAACATCAATAAGTCCAGTGCCGCCAATGTGGCGGGGATCAACGCGAGAAGCGCCATCGACCAAATCATTGAAAAAGGAACGAACGTCAACGCGGGCGAAACCCACTACAACACTCCTGGCTCAAGATCAGCGAAAGCGTTTGGCGACAAACCGCTGACCGGGATGCCGACCGAAACCACGGCGCGCGGCGAAGCCGTGAACAAATATGCTGGTGGCAACCAAGACCCCCGCATCCGCGATATTGTCTTCGACACGCCGCCAGCCGGTTCGCCGCCGAAGTCCAAGGGGCAGCCTGTTCTTGTCGATCAAAAGAAGCTGGATGACATTTTGTTTGTTGCTTTGCGCGATGTTGAAGGCGCCATCGACAACAAGGGCACGACTTCTGAAAGCGTGAACCCCCGGTTCCGCGCGATGTTTGACCGTGCCACATGGGCGGATGCGGAAAGTGCTGCCAGCAAGATGCTGCAAAACAACCGCACGGCGCGCGAAGCGGCGGATGAGTTCAAGCGTGTGGCGGGGATGGATAACGTCACCGGGATGCACAAAGACAGCGGGTGGTGGGGGTCCAAGCCCGATGAATTGCAATATGGCACCCCGGCGAAAGTGGTGCTGGACGCCGGTAACAAGACGCCGCCACCCCAGCCCAACGGGGCACCGCAGCAGACCCCGGCACAGCCGAAGCCGCTGGCCTTTGACCGGAGCGAAATCCTGGGATCGACAACCAACGCGCAGGGCAAAGAAATTTATATGGTGCGCGACAAGAACACGAACAAGAAAATCTGGGTCGATGCCCAGCGACATCAGGTGCAATGATGCCAGTCGGCCTGTCGTCCTTGTTTGCCCAACCACCCCCGCCGCTGACGGTGGCCGATCTGCTGACCGAGGGCCAGCGCACCGGCTTGCAGTACAGCCGTGACCGCATTGCCGACAACACCTATCAGCGCAACCCCGATGGCGGCATCACGTCTTTCATGGGCGCCATCAGTGACGCCCCAGGCGGCGGCTATTTCAACCATCCCACATTCTGGGACGGCAGGGTGATCGACCCGATGGCTGCACGCCAGCGTGCATTGAATTGGGAAGCGGCCAACGGCAAACAGTTTGCCCGCGCTGCCAGTCCCATGTCGTCCGAACTTGGTGAAATGCTGACGCACTTGGTCATGGATCAAGACACCGAACGCTTGATGGGAGGCCGCTAATGGTTATGCCCGCCTACAATATGGACGACGACGAAGACCCGCCGCCCCCGCCTGGGTTCGCGCCGATCAAGGCCCCGCAGCCGGTAATGGATGACGACGACGCCGATCCGCCGCCGCCCCCTGGCTTCAATCCTGTCGCCGCGCCCGAAGGCATGGCGTTGCCGACCGAGGAAGTCACTGCCCGCCCGGAGCCGGTGCCGTCGCTGCTGGGCCGCACGGCGCTGAACTTTCGCCAAGCCGCCTTCGGCGGCACCAATCAAGCGGTGTTGCGCAATCAAGAAAACACCATGCTGCGCACACTGCGGGCACAGGGTCAGCCTGAAGCCGCCGCACGCTATGAAGCCAACCGCGCGGCCTACGACGCGCAAGTGGCTGCACAAGATGAAGCCGTGCCAGCTTGGAACCGCAACGGCTTTTGGGCTGGCGTCGCATCCGGCGAAGGTCCGGCTGCGTTGCTGGGTCAAGTCGGCGGCGATTTTACCAATGTGCTGACCAACCCATCTGTGATGGTTGATAAAATCCACGGGGCGGGGCGTGCGCTGGGGTGGGTTGGCAACAAGATACTTCCTAAGATTGTCCAGTCTGCGGTGCCGCAAATCGCGGAACGGGTTGTGCCCAAGGTTGTCCAGCGCGTCGCAACGTCCGCGCCAGTGCGTGGGACTTTGGCGGCGGGCGGAAATCAAGCCGTAGTGGGCACTGCGTTCAATCCTGCCGAACAGGCCCTGAAAGTCGGTAGCGGGATGCAGGAAAAGTTCTCCGCAGAAGAACTTGCCCTGGCGCCGCTGCTGGGCTTTGCGATGGGCGGCACGCTTCATGGCGGCGTGGAAGGGCTGCGCGGCGTGCTGAATATGTTTGGCAGTTTCCGTGGCGGCAACAAGGCGCCACCGGAGCCTGAAGAAATTGACGCCTTCAAGGCGTTCATGGCGGAACACGGCATCACCGACCCCAACAACGTCACGCCGGAACAGATGACCGATATGTTCAACACCCTGTCGCGCGGCAAGGGTGCGGCGCCGGAAGGCGAACCGGGTGCTGTGCCGCTGCCGGAACATCCCATCACGCCCAGCGAACAAGACATCCGCCATCGGGAGCGGGCGCGGGCAGCGGGCACCGACAGGCCAAAGCCGAATTATGAGAAGGCAGACGACGCACCGCCTGACTATGATCCTGGCTTTGGTGGCGAAGCAGCCGACCCGATGAAGGACCGCTTTTTTGGCGGCGACGACATGGCGCCGCGTACCCGCGATGATCTGGCGGGCCAGCGCGAAGCCCAGCATGTGTTTAACCAAGCCGATGCCCAGCGGGCGCGCGTCACGCCTAACAGCGCTGACACCCAACCGGCTGGCATGCCGCAGGGACCGGAGCCGGTTGAAGTCACAATGCACGGCGAACATCCGGTGCAGGAAATCAAGCGCCGCGTGAACGATGTGGACGGCACTTTGCGCGAGATTGTGACGGTGCAGCGCATCGACCCCAGGACCGGCAAACCGCTGGAAGGCGCCAAGCCCTATCCGGTGGACGCCAACGACCTGAAGAAGCGCAGCTACAGCGACAACACCCGCATGGAAGCGGACTTGGAGCGCCGCCGCAAAGGGCCGGTTCATGTCAATGAAAAGGGCGAGACAATCCCCGGCGAGCCGGAAAATCCGCGTATGCCGGATGAAGGCGTGACGCGCAAGCCAAAGCAGACCTATCGCGCCGACACCGCCGCTGACGACAATGTGGATTTCCCCGGCCAGGGTGAAGGCCGGTCGCCCTTCCCCGAACAGCCGCCCGGTGAACACCCAGGCCCGCGCATGAGTACCGCCGAACAAATCATGCGGGACTTTGAGGAACGCCAGCGCACCCGCCGCCAGGAACGCCACGACGACATGGGCGAAGATGATAGCCCTGATGTCGAAACCCCCGGCGAACAAAGGCGCACCGGCAGCCGCCAGGACGAACGCGCCCGCCGCGAAGCCGAACAGGCAGCCCACGAAAAGAAGGTGAAGGACGACGAAGCGAAGACGGCGGAACAGCGCCGTGTCAACGAAAGGGCGGCGCGTTCCGCACAAGAGCAAGCCAAGGCCCAGGCAGCGCGCGACACTCGCGCGGCACAGGAAGCCCGCGCCAAACGGGAGGCTGACACCAAAGCCGCCGATGAGAAAGCCAAGCGTGACGAAGCCGCTGCGACAGAGGTCCGGCGCAAGATTGCGGAAGAACGCGCCAAGCAAGCCAAGGCCAAGGAAGACGCCGACGCCAGGAAGGCCAGGGACGCTGCCGAAGCGGAACGGGTCCACCGGGAGGCCGCAGCCGAACGTGCGCGCCAAGCGGCAGAAGCCGTCAAAGCTGAAAAAGCCGCAAAGGAAAAGAGGGACGCTGAACGCGCGGAACGCAAGGCGCGTGACGAAGAACACCAGCGCAGAAGCGACGAAGACAGGAAAAAGCACAGCGCCGAGATGGATGAAATCATGCGCAAAATGCGCGAAGATTTTGACCGCTTCGATAGGGAGGCTAAAGAACGGGCGGCAAAACATGCCAAGGATAAGGCGGAAAGAGAAGCCCGTTATGCGCGCGAAGATGCGGAGATTGAGGCAAGGCGGCGGGCGCAGGAAGAACAGCGTCGGCGCGAACGTGAACAGCGCCAGCGCGATCAGCAGCGCCAACAGTCAGGTGGCGGTCAGCGCCAGCAGTCCGGCCAGCAAGCCAAGCAGCACTCGCGCGGGCGCGACTACAAGGTGGGCGATGAAAACGCCACCAACACGCCCAAGGCCCAGGACAAGGACGGACGCTTTGACATCGACAGCCGTAAGTATGTCCTGTCGGACAAAGGCGGTCCCATCAAATTCATGGACAACAAGCAAGCCGCGCTGTGGATCATCAGGAAGGGCCAGAAAAACGAACGCAACCCCACTGGCTCGCCGGATCAATTCTTTGAGGTCGAGAACCACCCATCCGGCCAGGGCCTGACCGTGCGAGAGCGTGGGCGGGCGGCGCCTGAAAGCCCTAAACCGGAGGCGACGAAGCCGGACCCAAAGAAGACGGAAACCAAGACAGAACCCCCGCCGACCAAAGCGGCGGAAGGTGCGCGTGAGGCTGGCAGCGGGAAAACCACTCCTGGCGATACGCGCCAGCCTCACGAAGCACCCAAGGCCGATGAGCGCGCGAAGGCCGCAGAAAAAGCCGAAGCCGCCGATGATGTCAAAGCCGCCAAGGAAGCTGGCAAGGACGAACCCGGTGTCGAAGAAAAAGTCGATAGCATGGCCGACATCCGAAACACCATGTACTCCAATCCGATCATGGACCCGAAAATCTGGAAGATGCTGGGCGGTGACCTGAAGCGGCTCTACAACTGGCTGAAAAATTCAGCGGCAAATTTTGTTGATGATCTGGCCGACAGCTTTGAGCGTTTCGGTTCACGGCGGGCGCCGGGTGAAACCTTTTTCCAGAAGGGCTGGGACGCCACCCGCAAGATGCGGACCATCTGGGGCATCTATCAGTATTCCCTTGACGGTCGGCTGCGGCAGCTTGGCGGCATTGGCATGTACGCCAAAAGTCGGCAGACGCTGCATGATCTGGCAGATTTGTTTAACCCGCTGTCGCGCGGCGGCGCCGATGGCGCCAAGGATCAGGGCTATCACGCGGCCTTTGAGGAAAAGACCGATCAATGGACGGCGCGCGTCGGCAAGGCGTTGGACAAGTTCAGCACCATGCGGCGCAAGAAGATGCGCGAGAATTTGCGCCAAATCGGCGCCCTGGTGCAGAACCCCAGGAACATCGTGCGCGGCACAGAACTAGGCGACGCCGCTATTGAACTGCAAACCATCCTGAAGGAAGTCTATGATTACCTGAAGGCTGCCGGTGTCGATGTCGGCCAAATCAAGAATTATTGGCCGCGCATTGTGGACCGCCACCGGGCGCTGCACGACGAAAAAGGTTTTCTGGCGGCGGCGACCAAGGCGTACATGGCGCGCAAGCAAGACGGTTCGCGCGGGTTGAGCCACAACGAAGCTGTTGTCGCTGCGCAAGATTGGCTTGAGCGGCTACAGACCGAAGATTGGGGCATGGGCGAAGGTTCGGCATTGACCAAGGGATTGGGCGATGCGGACCCCTTCAACCACAGCCGCAGCCTGGGGCCGGATGCCGACGCCATCATGGGCGACTTCTTCTTGCGCAGTCCGGCTGATGTTCTTCCTGCCTATCTCAACCGCGCGGTGCGGCTGGCGGAATGGTCGCGCCGCTTGGGTAAGCGGGACAAGACAACGCCGGTCCCCAAGGGCCAGGATGCCAAGGCGTGGTATGATCACCCTGAAGGCAAATGGGAAGACTACAAGCAGCGGCTGCGTGATGAAGGCAACGGCCCGTTGATCCCACAGGTGACGCATATTATCCGGCAGATGACGGGCGCCTTCGGTGCGCCCAAAGGTGCGACCGGCAAAATGCGGCTGCCGCTCAGTATCGCGCGCACCGTCCAGGCGCTGGCCTTCTTGCCGCTGTCCACCATCATCAATTTGACGGAGCCTATGGCTATCAGCGTGAGGACCGGCAATCTGTTTGACGGGCCGAAGGCTTATATCGACATGATCCACCAGACCATCCCGTTGCTGCGTCAAACGGCGGGCGCAAAGTATGTGCGCGATTTCGCAACCGACATGGGGCTGGTGGGAGATGCCTATGATGAAGTCGGCCTGATGGCACGCACAGGCGATGAAGGCGGCAATGAAAACGGCTTCGCGCGCAAGATCACCAGCCGGTTGTTCAAATTCAATCTGCTGACGCAGTTGACCGAGAAGAACCGCATCGTGGCGGTGAAGGCTGGCATGGTCTTCATGCGGCGGCTGGCGAAAGATATTGTCGATGACACGCCCTATTCCAATCTGTCGCGGCGGCTGCTGGCGGAATTGGGCGTCGGCAAGGAAACCTTGACCACAGGCCACAACCAGCCCCCAGGGCGCCGTGGCGCCAACGCCCCGAAGGACAGCGTGCAGCACTTCGCGGAATGGCTGGTTAGCCTGGACAAGCCCACCAAAGCCGATCTGGACACCCAGGGCGAATTTGGCATGCACTACCAGCGGGCGTTGGGAAAGTTCGTGGGCGAGACTGTGGTGCGGCCCAATCGCAGCCTGAAGCCGGGGTGGGCCAGCCACCCGGTCGGCGGGGCCATCTTCGGCATTGCGTCCTTCGCCTATGCCCACCAGAAGCAAGTGCTGAACCGGGTGGGGGCCATGAGCGAAGCCGCCCTGAACCCCAAGTCGGGCTTGAACTGGCAGGAACGGGCCTATGCCATGATGCCGCTTATGATGATGGCGCCCATGACGGCGGTCGGCTGGGCGATTGTGGAGGCCAAGAAAGCCTATCTCAGCAGCGACACCCAGCGGGAGCAGACCGAGGAGCGGGAGCGCCGCAACCCGCCTGGGCTTCTTAAAAAGGGGCTGGAAGTGGTGTCGCGCACCGGGGGCCTGGGGACGATGGATAGCAAGGTCCAGGCCGCGACAAGCACCAAGTATAAATCCACGCCCTGGACCCAAATCCTGGGGCCGACCCTGGGCACCGCCGCCGAAACCTACGACGACCTGAACGCCTATTTTGGCGACCGCAATTCCCCCAACACCAACCACGCCGAACGCAAGCTGGCGCAAGATAGTTACAAGATGATTGTACAACCTATGCTTGAAACCGGGCTGGGCATGACGCTCAACCCAAGGGTCAAAGTGTTGCAGGGCCTGGGCACCGGGCTGCTGGCCCTAATCGCCCACCCCCAGACCCGCGAATATTTCACCCGCCACTTCGCCGGACCCAGGGCGCCGGATCGTCGGGCGCCCGAACCCGTGCCGCCCTGACGTGGGGAATAATTTATAAATTATGCGCAGGGGGTGCGGAGTAATTTCAAAATTATTCCGCATTGCCTTTCTGTCTGCGACAGAAAATGTCGTACCTTTGTGGGCCAAAAAAAGAGGGCCGGGGAGAACACCTGTTCTTCCCGGCCCCTGGCTTTAACGCCCATTTAGTGCCCAACTCTTGCTTTGTTCGCATGTTGCGGGCATTTTGCTGAAGGTTTTAGATCGTTGTTTTTACTCCGCTATTTCCAACTTTAGAGGCGCCGACATGAGGCGATGTGCCATCGTGATCAACAAAGGCACACGGCCTTGTTGCGCAACATAGCAACATTGGCTTTTCCCTTATTTTACTCACTTTGATCATCGCATCAGTCGGAAATTGTTGGCAGAAATACGCAACATTTTGGGCGCTAAACGGGCTTAATGCCCAACAAACGCCCAACGGCTAGGCCCCCAAACCGTCCCCCAAAGTCGATCTGCGCGCCATGATCCGGCGCCGTTCGGCCTTGCGTTCGGGCAGCACCACCTTGCCCATGCCGGTCGGCGGGGCGCCCTTCAGGACGGCTTCGGCCTGGAAGGTTTCGCAGTGGTGGATGTAGTTGCGTTCAGCGGTCTTCTGGCTGATGCCCATAGCCTCTGCGATTTCAAACAGCTTGAGGCCCTTCTGCGCGGCGCGCGTCCCCCAGGTGTGCCGCAGGGTGTGTGGCGTGACACCCTTAAAGCCGCACTCGCGGGCGATGCGCCGGAATTGGGTGTCACGCTTGCCGGGGCTGTCCAGCACATAGTTGTTCAACCTCTGGTCGTAGAACTCCTTCAGCCGTTCCAGCATCCAAGGCGACAGCGCCGTGAGGCCCTTTTTCTTGGAACTTTCCTGTTTGCAGGGTTCGCGAAAGTCGATCCGGCCAGTCTCGAAATTGACCTGATCCCATTGCAGGGTTTCGATGATCCGCTTGCGCTTGCCGGTCCCCCAGGCGATAGCCGCCAGCCGGTAGCAGGACGACAGTCGGGCGGTCTGGGTGCCCTGCATCGCCATCAGCAGCCGGTGGGCTTCTTCGTCCTTCAGCCAGCGATCCTTGGCCCGCCCCTGCTTGCCGATCTTGATGAAGGGGAGTTTGCCCAAATAGGCTTCTTCCCTGGCGCAGAAATTGAAACAGGCTTTGAGCGCCCCCAACTCGCGCCAAATGCTGCTGTCCTTGACCTTGCTGCCCTTCACCGAACCCGGCTGCTTCTGCCGCATCAGCCGATAGTCGGTGAAGTGGGTCGGCGTCAGGGTGTCGATGTAGGTGGTGGCCTTCAGGTAGGCAGCCAGCTTCTTGAGATTGACCCTGATTTGTTCGGGCGAGAACACGTCCCCAATCGAAAGGTGGCGTTCGTCGTAATAGTCAATCGCCATCTGCACGGTCCAGCGGCCCGCGTTGCTGGCGATTTCAGCTTGGCCTTTTTCCCGGCCTAGCTGAAACTCAAGCGCTTCCTTGTGGATTTTGGTCTTGGTGGTGGCGCGCTTGCTGCGGCCATTTTCAGTCCAGTAGTAGTAGAAAATCCCCGTCTTCTTGTCCGCTTCGATGCGGCTTGGCCCTATTGGTCTTGACATTGTGTGCTTCCCTATTTTTTCTTCAGTGCCGATAACCGCCCCCGTTCATAGAACGATAGGGCGGCGGATTGTTTGGCAGAATTTCTGCCCTGTTCGTATGCCGACAAAGCGGCTGCGCTATCTCTCCATTTTTCGTGTCTCCTTTTTTCGATGAAGGCTTCTACTTCAGCACGGTCAAACATGACCGGGCGCCCGCCGTAGTCTCCAAGGCCCTGGCGCCGATAGTTTGCTATCTGGCGTTTGGAGCGTTGAAGCATCCGGCAAACTTCGTCGTGTGTGATTAGGTCGATGCCTTGTTGGGCTGGTTGATGATGCCCAGCTTGTTGCAGATCATCGAAGCGTCCGCGTAGGACAGCTTTGCCGTCGCGTGAGTGATCGTCAGCCAAACCCACTCTCCGTCAATCTGCAAGGTCGCACCCGACCTTGCTTCGGCACCGGAGATGGCAATTCCGTAGCGCGGTACTAAGTCGTCAACTTCGCACTTCAAAATTGAACATATCTTCAACAGTCGTTTTTCGTTCGGGATTTGACGCCCGTTTGTGTAGCACGACATTGTTGCACGGTCGATTTCGAGAAGTGCTGCCATCCGAATTGGAATAAGACCTACCTTATCCATCAGTCCGCGAAGACGACGCCCAAACTCCAAACTACGAGCCTGAGAGTGATTGATAAGACGGCCATTCGATTTCGGAGGAGAGTTTCGCTTGAGCGAAGCTAGTGTGCCAAGCGTCTTGAGCGCAGTAATTTTTTTTGTCTTTGTCGCTTTTTTCATTTTGTAGGTGCCCGCCTGTTTGAGAGAAGTAGCTAAAGATAGGACTTCGTTAAGCTTTTTAGAAGTGGGCACATACTGCCAAAATACATTTTGTAGTGTCCAGGGGGCTACAAAAAAATAAAGCAACGTTGCGCAACATTTCGGGCTTGACGCCGCAACAAAATGTAACTTTGATCCGGCACAGCAGCGTAAAACGCTTGTAAACGCCAAGCCGGAAAAAACGCAACATGGTCAAGAAGTATCCACAGGGCGCCACCGCGCCGCTGGACGTGAAGGGTATTGTCTCTTTCTTCGGAGGCCCCGACGAACTAGCCCGCGCTCTCGAAAAACACGCCATTATTGGCATCTCTCCCTTCGCGATTAAGCAGTGGCTTTACCGCAAGGACATCCCCGCTTCGCGTCGCCTGGACCTTCAAAGGCTCGCCGCAGCGCTGGACAAACCCTTCCGCATCTCGCGCTTCTTCAAGAAGAAGAAGCCCCCAGCGGCCCCTAAAGCGAAGGTGGCCTGATGGCGTTCGGACAAGGGGCACACCTATTTGAACTGCTGACCGAGAGGGCCGACGCGGAGCGCGACCTTGGGGCTGCGAAGGGCCGACTGGCCCAGGTCGAGAAGGCGATAGCCGCGATGACCCGTCCGACCGTTGATGCCGCCCTGGCTCGCGAAGGCTCCCCCAGCGGCACCGTTCAGTTTGCCTTGGACAATCACATTTTCAAGGCGGTGGTGGACAAGCGCATCGAATGGGACAGCGAAATCTTGCGCGAGATTTCCCGCGAAATGCCGCTGGAAGATGCCGAAGCGCTTTTCAAATTGAAGCTGACCGTGCCGGAAACGGTCTTCAAATCCATAACCAATCAAGGACTGAAGGCGCGGCTGACATGCGCCCGCACCGTGAAATACAGCGAACCCAAAATATCGCTGGCTGACTAACCCAGGAGAGTAGCCATGAGCGAAGCCGCGACCGCCCCGCCACCGGGGCCACACCCCTTCATTATGACGGCTGACCAACGCATGGCCCAGCCAGCCCGCACCAACCTTGTGGTGACCGGCGCCAGCGGCGTGGGCAAAACCACCCTGGCGCGCACCCTGCCCCCGGCCACAACCCTGTTCATCGACCTTGAGGCGGGCACCAAGGCCCTGGCCGATTGGGGCGGCGACATCCTGAAGGTTCGCGAGGTCGCGACGGCGGTCAAAGTCCACCCCTGGGAATTGTGCAGGGCGTTGGCGTGCGTGATGTGCGGTCCCGACCCGGCAGCCGACCCCCAGGACATCGGCAACCCCTATAGCGAAGTGAACTACGCCACCTATTGCCGCGTGCTGGGCGGGCCTGAAGCCTTCGCCAAATATGACGCAGTGTTCTGGGACAGCGCCACGGTCGCGGCCCGCCATTGCTTTTCGTGGTGCCAAACCCAGCCCGAAGCTTACAGCGAGAAAACCGGCAAGCCCGACAATCGGGGCGCCTATGGATTGCATGGCCGCGAACTGGTGCGCTGGCTGACGACCATCCAGCACATCAAAGACAAGTCCACCATCATCGCCGCCATCCTGAACGAAGAAGTGGACGACCTTCGCCGCGTCACCTATTCGCTGCAACTGGATGGATCGAAGGTGAAGGCCGAACTCCCCGGCATCTTCGACAACATCATGTCGCTGGTGCTGCTGCCGGACGCCAACGGTGCCGAAGTCAGGGCGCTGGTGTGTACGGGCATCAACCCCTGGGGCTATCTCGCCAAGGACCGCAGCGGCGCCCTGGACACGGTGGAGCCGCCCGACCTGTCGCACATCATCAAGAAATCGTCCGCTGGCGTGCGCCGCGAAGCGCTGGTGAACAGCGTGCCGCAAGACTTTGCCCCCGTCATCACGGGCGGCGGCGTCCTCAACCCCAATCTGCAATAGGAACAACCATCATGGAAATGAACCAAAAGTCCGGCGCGTCGTCCCCAATGGACCTGATCCCCAACGGCTATCTGTGCTGGGCGATGGTGACTTTGCGCGGGATAAAGACCGCCACCACCGGCAGCCGCTACGCCGATGTTGAACTGACCATCGCGGCCAACCAGCCCTACGCGCGCAAGAAAATTTTCACCAAGATTGCCGACCCGGATCACATGGATAATTCGGAAAAGTACCGGCAGATGGGCATGGCATCGCTGACCCGCATGGTGGAAGCGGCGGGGCTGGTGAACCCGGAGGATAGCGACAGCTACAAGAATGTGAGTGGCCGTAACATTGAAGCGGTGCTGACCATGCTGGACGGCAAGTATGTCGCCATCCGCGTGAGGATTGAACCCGGCGCCCAGGGCTATGAAGATAAAAACGAAGTGGGCGAATATCTTACGCCCAATGCCGCCAGCCAATCGCACAAGAAATTCATCAAGCTGACAACCGGGGATCACGGCATCACGGCGGCGCCGGTTCACACACCGTTCGGAAGTGGTGCCCAGGCCCCGGCGCAACGCAGTTTGGGTTTCGCTCAACAGGATGTGGCGCAACAGAACAGCAACACTACCGCAGCGGCGAAGCCCGCAGAACAGCGCGGCTTCAATCCCAATTCGGCGCCCGCATTTTTAAAGGCCGGTCAGACCTAATGGGCGCGACATTCTGTCCGCAATGGGACTAAGGTCGCATTGTGGGCTGGGGAACGAAGGGCGGTAATCGAAGAAGAAGGGGTGTCCCATGTCCATGCAAAAAGAATGGCAAGCCGAGACAGATTTTAGATCGACAGATTTGAACACGCATCTGCGCGGTGTGGAAAGCCTGATGCGGCTGGCTGGCGGTCCAAGAGGATTACCGCAGCGACAAGCCGAAGCGCTGTTGGCTCGCAACCACGTCACCATTGAACGCGCCCCCTACGCAGCTACCGCCAAGGTGTAATCATGCAGCTTCGCCCGCGTCAGGCGCAGTTTGTGGATCGCTGCACCGAAGCCCTTCTATTCCACGGCAACACGCTAGGCGTGGCGCCGACAGGCGGCGGCAAGACCGTCATGCTGTCGGCTGTTGCGTCGGATGTGAATGGCTGGGATGGACCTATTTGTGTCGTCCAGCATCGCGACGAACTGCTGATGCAGAACCGCAAGACGCTGCATGCCTATAACAAAAAAGCGGACAGCGATTTGTTCAACGCTGACCGCAAGCGCTGGAATAAAACCGGCGTCACCTTCGCGATGGCCCAGACCCTGGCGCGGCCCGACAATCTGAAGACCATGCCGCCGCTGGGGCTGCTGATCGTGGACGAAGCCCACCACGCGCCCAGCGACAGCTATCTTCGCGTCATCGACCATGCCCTGAAGCTGAACGACAAATGCAAGCTGTTGGGCGTCACCGCCACGCCCAATCGCGGCGACCGCAAGGCGATGCGCGCGGTGTTCTCAAACTGCGCTGATCAGATCAGCATTAAAGAGCTTATCGAAACTGGCTTCTTGGTGCGGCCCCGCACCTTCGTCATTGATTTGGGTGTGACCGACAAGCTGAAGAACGTGAAGCGCACCGCGTCGGACTTCGACATGAACGAAGTCGCATCCATCATGGATCACAAGGTTTTGAACGACCGGGTGGTGGAGGAATGGCAGGAACACGCCGCCGACCGGCGAACCGTGGTGTTCTGTTCCACTATCGCGCATGCGGAGCATGTCGCCGCCACCTTCATGTCATACGGTGTGACGGCTGGCGTGGTGCATGGCGAACTGCCAGACCGCGAACGCGCCGACATCCTTGCCGCCTATGAACACGGTGAAATCCAAGTCCTTGTCAATGTCGCGGTGCTGGTGGAAGGCTGGGACAGCCAGCCGACAAGCTGCATCGTCCTGCTGCGGCCATCGTCCTACAAGTCAACGATGATCCAGATGGTCGGGCGCGGGCTGCGCAAGGTGGACCCGGAGCGCTATCCCGGCATCCGCAAAGATGACTGCATCGTGCTGGACTTCGGCACGTCCATCTTGCAGCACGGCAGCATTGAACAAGAAGTCATGCTGGATGGCGCCGGGACCAAAATCTGCAAGGGCTGCGAAGCGATTGTGCCCAAGCAGTGCCAGGAGTGCCCTATCTGCGGTCTGGAATTTCCCGCCGAACTCATCATTGCCGACACCAAGAAGTGCAAGGAGTGCGGCGCCGACAATCCTATTGCCGTGCGCTTCTGTGAGGAGTGCGGCGCCGAATTTCCCAAGAAGGAAAAAGAAGACCTTGAGGAATTTGCGCTGTCGGAAATTGATGTGCTGCAATTCTCGCCTTACAAATGGGAGAATATGTTTGAGGGCCTTGCCTGGGTGGCATGCGCCTTTGAAGCCTGGGCGATGTGCATTAGCTGGCGCGGGCGCTGGATCGCGCTAGGCGGCAAGAAGGAAAGCCCGCTGCGCATCCTGGGCGACTATGCCGACCAATCCTTGGCGCTGGTGTCGGCTGACGATTTCTTGCGCGAACAGGGCGACATGGAAATGGCGGCGAAGACCGCGCGCTGGCTGTCGCTGCCGCCGACCGATGCCCAGCTAAGATTGCTGGACCTTACGCCCATGACGGCAATGGGCATGACGCGCTATCGCGCATCGTGCTGCCTGACATGGATGTTCAACGAACGCGGTGTGAAGCGCCGCCTGGAAGACTATCAAAACCAGCGTCAATTAGTGGCGGCATGAATGGCAAAACTGACCCCAATGAGCGAAGTGGAATTGCACAGTACCCTGCTGAACCTGGCTATTTTACTGATGCTGCATCCCGACGCCAAAATCATGCCGCGCCAAATCCGGCTGCTAGAAAGCCACATCAGAACCTGTGCCGCGTGTGCGGCGCTGATGCAGCCTACGGGTGGTTCCCCCGCGAACGCAGGGCCTTTGCCTTCCCAGGTCGTTTCTACTGTCGTGAACATTCAGGAATGGTTGCAGCGGAGGTCACGCGGTACATTAACGAAGTAAATTATCTGGCCTGGGTGGATTGTGCCGAAGCCACCCGCTGCATCGAATTGGTGATGGAGGCAAGCGATGCGTGAATTGGCACAGATTTTGGCGTCGGTGGCGCTGGTGGTGATGCTGGGATTTTTAGCTGCGGAGATAGTCAATGCCATGTGACTTCTGCCCGTTCCAGAAATGCCCGACGCCTTTGATATGTCGCGCTGGCTGCATGGGCGTCCCTTATAACCCGGAGAAAGAAGATCAAAATGGACATCGGTATTCTAATCGAAGACTTGGAGCGGCTGGGCCAGCGCTTGAGCGAAGCCCGTCACCAGGGGCTGCCGACCATCGCGGTTGATCGCGAGAATGTGGAACTGATGGCCCGCGCGGCGGCTGCCCTGCGGCATCAGCGCGTGGAAGTCATAGCCGAGTGCGCTGACGCCCTGGACCGGGAATTTAAGCGCGTTCTGGCGCTGCAAAACCCGGAGGCAGAAAACGACCCGCTTTCTGTCGGTCACGCGGTCAACCGCAACATCCGCATGACGGCGGTGTTGTTGCCGGACATTGCCAATAAGCTGCGGTCGATGGGGGAGATTAAAACCGTATGAGTAGGCGCCGCAGTGCCCAGCCTGTGCCCTATGAGAGTGCTTCATCTGGCGGCAAGGCCAGGGATGAAATCACCAAGCTGTTGCGCAATTTCGGCTGTGAAAGCATCGGCTTCATGGACGATTTTGAAAAACATGAATTGTGTTTGGTGTTCCAGCATCGCGGGCGCCGCGTCCAGCTTGTCGCCACCGCCAAGGGCTGGGCGTCGCTATGGATGAAGCAGAACCCCTACAACCCGGCGCGCAACCACCGGACCCGGATCGACTACGAACAGTCGGCCTTGAAGCAAGGCGACATCGCCATCAATTCGATCCTGCGCGATTGGGTGAAGGGTCAGGTGACGGCGGTCGAATGTGGGATGCTTAGTTTCGATGCGGTCTTCATGCCGTACATGCTGACCAATGACGGCAGAACTTTAGTGCAGCGCCTGACGGAAACCGGATTGCTGAAACAGCTAGAGGAGAAGGTGGAATGACTTCAAGGCCCATGACTGCAAAGGAGGAAGCTTTCATGCTCGACCTGATGAAGCTGTTCAACAAACACAGCTTCCAGTGCGGCAGCATGGAAATGTTGTGCGTGTGCGCCCACATGACCGGCCAAGCCTTGGCGATGCTGTCCGACCCGTGCAACTCCGATGAGATGGCGCAGTCGATGTTTCAGAACATCACGTATGGATACCATTCGATGTGCGAAAAAATAGACAACATCCAAGGCCACGCATAGGAGAACGCCATGCCGCGTAAAGTAATCCAGATTGCCGTGTGTGGTGGGGTCGCGGTCAGCGACAACGACAGCGATAGTTTTGAAAATCTGTACGCCCTTTGCGACAATGGGGAGCTTTGGGTTTTACCTAGCCCTGCCGCTGGGGACAGAAGCCAATGGCATAAAATCCAACCCATTCCATTGAAAGGAATTTCCGATGGCTGAAAGCGTTCACAACGAACCAACCTCTTTGCAATTCCGGTTGCTGCTGCGGCGGGTCAAAGCGCTGGAAGACCCCATAGCCAAGGCCCGCATCCTGAACATCGCGCGGCTGCAAGGCCAGCGGCGCAGTGCTGAACCCGACATTTTCCCGGTGAAGCGCCGTGACGGATGACTATGTGGAAATCACAGCGACCGTGCGCGCCAAGACAAAATTGGCGGTGTTGCTGGATGATGGGGAAATTGAAGATTGGGTGCCGCGCTCTTGTCTGCATGGTGGCGACGACCTGTATCTGGACAAGATACCGATTAGCGGCGACGGCGAAGAACGGGTCTTCCGCATGCGCCGCTGGCAAGCACATTTGAAGGGCTTTATCTGATGGACAACGATGGTCCCAAAGTAATCTTCTTGGCGCCGATTTGTTGCGAAGACGATGGCCGTCAATGGTGCGAGGATGACGGTAATTGGGAATGTGAGTGCGAGGACGCAAAGCATAAAGCGGTCAAATATATTCGTGACGATATTTTTGCCGCCCATGTTGTTGTCGAAATGGATTTGAAATTGGCATGCGAGCGCTTGGTGAATGACAGCATGTACAAGGATCATCCCGAAGCATCCCAGATGGCGATAGACGCCCTTACTAAAGCCGGGAATTTGCATCATGGACTTTAGCCAACGCGCCGCGATTGCCGACACCAACGAAATCAACGCGGTGCTGTGCCCCCTGCTGGATGCTGCCGTGGTGGAGGCGTGGCGCAAGGACTACGCCGCCACGCGCGGCAGCGGTGAAGGCGATGTCGCCAAGTACCGCATCGGTGCCGGGTATATCGGCACCGAATGTCACCGCGCCCTGGGCTTCCAGTATCACAAGGCTGCCAAGGAAGTGCGCGAGAGCGGCGTCACTGCTGGCGAACTTCAGCGCCACGCCCAGGCGGGCCACTGGACAGAATTTAAGACCGCCGAGTGGATGAAGTTGACGGGCATGCTGATTGAAACGATGCAGCACGATGCGTCCGGCGAAGTGATGGTTGACCAATGGGGTAGGCCAAAGCAGATCGGCTGGAAGGACAGCAAAGACCCGGAGACAGGCCAGTATCGTTTGGCCGGTGAAGTCGATGGCGTCATTACTTATGTGGGCGACCAAGCCCTGGCGGCGCTGATCAAGACGCCCTGCGTGTGGGAAAGCAAAAAAGCCACCGACAAGAAGTGGAAAAAGTTCGTCAAGGAAAAGGTGATCGGCGCCGACAAGAAATACTACGGCCAGCTTCAGGTGAACATGGGCTATCTGGGCATCACCCAGACGCTTTTCAGCATGCTGAACCTAGACACCATGAAATACTATTTTGAACTGATCCCCTTCGACCAATGGCATGCGCAGAATTTGGTCAACCGCGCGGTCGATACCTTTAAGACTAAGACGCCTTTCGAGTTGCCGCGCCTGGGCCGCAGCGAAGACGATTGGGTGTGCAAGTTCTGCGATTACCAGCAGCAATGCTGGCATGAAAGTGTGCCGGTGCGGGCCGCGCCAGTATCTGGCTTTTTCAACCCCAACGAAATGGAAGACCCACCCTTTTAGGTGCTGCTATGTCTAGACCAATTCCAGAAGTTCGCGCCGATTTGCACAGGCTGGCGATTGAAAAGGATATGCCGATACTCGCGCAGTATGCGGAGGATTTACGGCGGCGAAAGTGCAGCCGCACAGTAGCGCCAGCGGACCAAGCCCCCATTACCCGCCATACATGCGACGCGGTGCGCGCGTATCGCTACCGGCATCCTGTTATGCACCTTTCCAAAATAGCGCAGCATTTTGGAATTGATGGGAGTGGCGGCGCGCGGGTGCATGAAATTTTGTACGGCTTTGCCGATGGTCAGACATATGAGGAAAAACACGGCTTATGACATTCGCACAACAAGCACCGGGCGTAGAGCCAAACCGCGCTGACCTAGTGGCCTATCTCGATATGATGTTCGGCTATTGCGACCCAGGGCAGGAAAACTTCGCCTACTCCATCGTGCTGCGCGGGCTTGGGGAAAAGGGCACCCCAGGCGAAGGCGTCTTCAACGAAGCCGAAGCGGTGACGCCGCTGCGCTCGCCCTTTGAGGTCGATATGATCCTGGGGCACATGCAGCGCTGGGCCAAGTATGGCCGCGCGGTCTTTGTCGTGCCCGCCGCTGTGTCGCCCGCCGCGCTATCGGATAAGAAGGCCACGGAAGAACGCATCTCATTGTTCACCACCTTGCTGGTGGACATCGACAGCGGCGACACCACGGCCAAGCTGGCGCATGCCACCAAATATCTGGGGCGCCCTACGATGGTCGTCCACAGCGGCGGCGTCACCGAAACCGGCCACCCTAAGCTGCACGCCTATTGGCGGCTGACAGAACCGAGTGATCGCATCGCCACCATCGCCGCCGCCCGTAAGATGCTGGCGCTGAAGATTGGCGCCGACGCAGCGTTTGGCCGCTGCACCCAGATCATCCGCATGCCGGGAAGCGTGTACGGCAAAAACGGTGTGCAGAAGCCTTGCTGCGTCGCTGCCAAGGCGGATGTGGAATATGAACTGGAAGACCTTCTGACCGCCATCGAAGAAATGCCAGCAATGGACGGCATCAAGGTGGATGCCGCCAAGCTGTGCGGCACCGTGGCGCCTTCTCTATATGCGACCGGCAATGGTCTGAACTTCGTCGCCTTCAAGGAAGCCAAGGGTGATTTGGCGGGCGACAAGCCCGACATCGCGGTGGCTATGAACAGCGACATCGTGGAAGGCGGCGATGCCGACCGCAACCGCTGGACCGAGTTCAACCGCGTCGCGGGGCTGCATATCCATCAGGCCCGCACGCGCATTATCAGCCTGGACAAAGCCGCCGAACTGACAATGGCGTGGGCGGAATTGCACATGAAGCCGCTGTGGGCACAGGCCAAGATAGACACCGAATGGCGGGCGCTGCTGAACAAGGATATTCGGTCCTATGGCCCCATGCCGGGGGTAATTTTGCCTTTTGCACCCCCCGCCACGGGGTCTGTGGCCGCGCTGAACCCCAATCAAGCACCCCAGATAGACGTGGCGCGCGGCCTAGACGGTGTTTTTTCGGAGCAACAGCGCCTGGATCAATGGCGCGTGGGCGACTGGACGAAGGGTGACAAGCCAAAAAGGAAGTTCTTGGTTGAAGGGATGATCCAGGCGGCGAAGTCGCATTTGCTGGTGGCCGAAGGCGGCGCCGGGAAGACTTTCTTGCTGCTGGACCTGGGCGTGAAGATTGCGAGCCACACCCCCGAACGGCTGCAAAGCTGGTGCGGCTTGCCGCTGGCCCAGGACGCTGGCGGCACGGTCGTCATGTTCACCACCGAAGACGACAGGGAAGAACTTTTCATCCGGCTGGCCGACATCGTGCCGGACCCGGCGAAGCGCGCGGCGCTGGGCAAGCTGATCATCCTGCCGACAACCAACATGGGCGGCGCCTTCCCACTTGTTGAACGCGACCGCGCCCAGGGACCGGCGAAGATCGGCAGCCAGTGGGGCGGCTGGCTGAAGCAGTTGGAAGGCATCACCGATTTGCGGCTGGTGGTGATCGACACTTTGAACAGCACGATGCACGGCGAGGAAAACAGCGCGACCGTCATCAACGAATATGTGCAAGCCGCCAGCGCCTATGTCTGCGGCAAGTTCGGCGCCACGCTTATTGTCACGCATCACATCCGCAAGCCCAGCGGCAATTCCAAGATTTTCACCGCCGAAGACATGAAGACCGCTATCCGGGGCAGCACCGCCATCATCGGCGCCTTTCGGGTGGTGCTGGGCATCTGGCATGCGCCGGACTTCAAGGGGCGGCTGGCCGCGATAGGCCGGGAGGGGCGCCCTGGGCTGCTGTACAATTTTGCCGTGGTGAAGGCCAACAACCCGGAAATGGCCTATGGCATCCGCGCCTTGTTGCGGGAGCCGTCCGGCCTGTTGCGCGACATCACCGACCAAGAACAGTCGATGCGCGCGGCGGTCAGCGGCGAGATTAGCGCTTGGTTCGTTTTCGCGGTCGCCTACGCCGCCGAACAGGGCCACCCCTTCACTATCAAGTCCGCGATGAAGAAGCCGCCCAATGGCCGCAAACACCAGCTACCGGCCATTTTCCACGACATGGTGGAACGCGACGTGCAAAATCTGGCGAAGACGCTGGTGGAGCAGGATCGCATCAGCCAGTGCAACCCCAAAGGGTCCAAAAGTTACAACTATCTGGATGTCCCCAGCGGGCCGCTGGCGAAGGCCCTGGGGGTGGATGGCGGCGCCTATCGGATTGGGGAAGGTGCCGACTTCAAGCCGCCGAATTGGGAGCATGACTATACCTTCCACGCGGTCGAAGGGCGCATCGTGCCCAAGGGCCAGGAGAAGGACCGCACCACCGCAGCACCCCCTAAACAGGCCGAACCTGCAACCGATGCGCCGCTTGCGACCGCTGCGACGATGGAAGAAAGTGGTGGTAGCGTCGCGCAACATTCGGAAAGCCTTGCAACCGATGCGACCCGTGCGACTGGCCTACAGTTTTCAGGTGATTGTTCAAATGAAGCAAAGGGTTAGTTAGCGTCGCAATGTTAGCGTCGCAAGAAAAATGCCAAAAATCGTTAGCGTCGCGCCCGTCATTATTCAATCGTGCCAAAGGTTTAACGATGATTTTTTTTAGCGTCGCAGACCCCTTAATTATAACCCCACATCGCACGACGCTACCCCCTTCGGGGCGTCAGCGCGACAGTAGGGTGTTTTTTGCGGCGCCGGTTTTCATGGAACTTTTTTGACGGAACTTTAGCCATGCAAGAACCGCTGGTCTTGATAGTCACTTTGAAGGGCACCCCTCACGCCCTGCCCAGGGGTCGCCATGTCGGGCGGCGTCGGCCTGTGTCGATGACCGGCAAAGCCAAAGTCTATGCAGCGGCCCTGGAACGCGCCGCCAGGGCGGTGGTGACGAACGTGGGCGCCGATGCCGTCCTGGCGGCGTTCGCCGGTCAGGCGCTGCGCGTGTCGATCCTGTGGCGCTTCCCAACCAATAAGCCGGAACGCCTGGGCACGCTGCACACCCACAAGCCCGACCGCGATAATCTTTTGAAATTATGTTGCGACTGCCTTCAGAGGGCGGGCGCCCTGGGCAACGATGACTGCAACATCGCGATGGGCGATTGCGTGAAGCGCTGGGCGCCCAGCGGGTCGGTCGCCATCCGGGTGGAGGTCGCCCCGCGCGCCGCGACCCGGCAGACCAAGCGAGACATCAACATGGCGCTGCGGGCGCCGCCAGCATGGCTAGAGGGGTGACGATGTTGCAGAAGACACAGCTTGCCACGGTCCTGGGGGTGAATGGGCAAGTTCGCTGCGACTGCGGCCATCTCGAATTTGAAGTTGGCGTCGCGGTCAACCCGGAAAACGGCAACAATTTTATTCGCGTCCTGCAATGCGCACGCTGCGCAAAACAAATGGCGATGGTTCATCAATCGGACGCACAGCTTGCGCCGTCTATCGTCGGCAAACTCAAGGAAGGGTGAACTATGGTTGAGCGAATTGGCGACGGGCCGGTGCAGCAGGAATATGTGGACATGATGAAGGAGGTCGCCCGCCTCATTGACGTGATGTTCAACGACAATGCCAAAGGCGAGGCCAAGCACACCGGCTTCATCCTGATGGTCTTTCCATTTCACAATCACGGCGGGCGCTGCAACTACATGAGCAATGCCGACCGCCGCGACGTGGTGGTGATGCTGAAAGAACAGATTGCCCGCTTTGAGGGCCAGCCTGAAATCAGCGGGAACGCCTGATGGAAGTCCCAGAATTATATGCGGTCGCCAAGAAGCTGTGCCACGACGAAGGCATGCCCTACACCGACCCGCGCACCAATCTGACCTTCAAGCCGCCGAAGCCTGGGGAGATGGTGGATCAATGCCCCCGCTGCGGCAATTCCGATAAGGGCACGCTGATGACGGTGATCGAAGACCCGCCGCCAGCCCATGAGAAGGCGGGGCGCGATGTCGTGCTGCTCTACGAAGTCTGCCTGTTGTGCAACACAAAATGGGAAGCAAGGCCGCATGATAGTCAAAGTCCAGCTACCGCTAATCTCTAATGACGGCGCGGCCCCAGCGCTGATCTACAACAAGGGCAAAAGCGTTTGGATCATGCGCTACTTGGAAGAATTGCCGCCGCACGTTCTGGCGCTGACAAAGCGCCCCGACCAAAAAGGATTTTTCTTCGCCAAGATCGAGGGTGACGTGCTGGTAATAGGCGACGAAGCGCCTTGGCAGGAGTGGTGATGTTTCACGATTGGAAGGCCGCGAACTGTCAATGCTGGTGGTGCCGTATGATGAGGACGCGATGACAAAGCGCTTCGACTATCCGGCGCCGAAGTATTACATTTTGGCGGGCCGCAATCCGCTTGCGGTGCCGCTGATGGTGTGGGCGCGTTGGTTTGAAACTGCTGACAGGCGAATAGCTTTCACCGAGTACGGCAAGGTCAGTATCTCGACCGTGTTCCTGGGGCTGGATCACAGCTTTGACTATACCGGCAAATCGCCGCCCATTTTATTTGAAAGCATGATTTTTGGCGGGCAGCATGACGGTTACACGGATCGCTGCGCCACCTACGACGAAGCCGAAGCGATGCACAAAGCAACATGCGCGATGGTGAAGCAATTGAGGGTGGTGAAGTGAAGCGCCGCGAAAGCATGCTGCCGCGCGCTTGTCTGTGCCCGCATTGCGGCGCGAAGCTGGACACCTCAACCGAGTTGGGCCATGAGGACCATGCGCCGGTCCCCGGTGACTATTCCATGTGTCTGCACTGCGGCGTGATCCTGATTTACACGCCAGAACTTCAAGTGCGGCGCGCGGAGTTAGAAGACCTTGCCAAGCTGCCGAAAGAAACGCTGCTGTTGCTGATGCGGGCGCAATATGCGCAATCTCTCGCATCGCGGTTGCATCCGGCGAAGCCTGAAAGCGAAAATTGAAACTTCCCAGGCGGGGGTGCGTTCTCGCACAACATAGGAGGTCGCCATGATTGTCACCGTCCTACTGATCATCGCCTTGATTTGTTTCATCGCTGCCGCAGCAAACTATCCTGCTGGCGTGCAGATCGGCTGGTTGGGCGCCGCCTTCGTCACCTTGTCGTTGCTGATCCCTGGCATCCATTAGACACTGTTGCGCAACAGTGTTGCGCTGGGTGTATAAGGCCCTGGGGGGCTGCCCCACAGGAGACACCCACATGAAAAGCGTCCTTGCAGTAATCAATTTCATCGACCGGCAGGGTAACCCTGTCGATCCAGGCTTCGGCAATTCTGCCGGTGGCCGACCCGACAATGACCTTCCAGGCTATGGGCACCCCGACAATGACTTGCCCGGTCGCTCGCCGCACGCCAGCACCGGCCCCATCTGGGGCGGGCGTCCTGACAACAGCTTGCCGGGGCATGGGCATCCCGACAATTCCCTGCCCTGGGCGCCGGTCAGCAAATGGCCCCCAAGCGTGACCGACCCGGAATATGGCGCTGGTGTTCCGATGCCGCCGCGCGCCACGCATCCCATCTTTATTCCGGTTGGGCCTGGGCATCCTGACAACGCCCTGCCGCCCTACGGCACCACCAAGCCGCCGACGAACCCGCCCCCCGGCACCATCTGGCCCCCGCTGCCCGAAGGCGCCCCGCCCGGTCCTGCCGCGTTGCTGGTGTGGCTGGTTGGGGTTGGCTGGCGGTACATGGTGGTGGACATTCCGCCCACAACGGCGCAGCCTAAGTAACCTTCGAGAGAGTTGGACAGGCTGCGAAAAGAAAAAGGCCCCGCTGAGAAATCAGCGGGGCCTTTTGTTTTAGTTCTTCGGCATCATGGCGTCGTAGGCTTGCAGTCGTTCCAGAATTTCCAGCCAGCCGATACCAAGATGACCGTCCCAATAAGGATCGGCGTATTCGTCCACCCAATCCGGCTTCGGCACCCAATACTCAGGGCCGTGGGTGAACTTCCCTTCCGGCTTCCAAGGATCAAGTTCAATCCCCAGCTTGAGGCACAGCCGCTTTGCTTCGCGGCGAGCCTTGGCAATGTCCGGCGTCACGCGCTTGGGGCTTTCAAACATGAAGGTGGGTTCACCAACCTTCGTGACTTCCCAAACCCGCGCTACCCGCGCCCGCCGCTTTATCTTTTCGTGACGAACGCTGACGACATCCTTGATGATGCCGCAGACATAGCGGCGCCCGCTGATCACTTGGTAATGCTGACCGGCGCACACCAAGAAGACCCGCCCCGGCGTCCTGATGGACTTGGACGCTTTGAGCCAGCCCGCAAGCGTGGGCTGCTTGATGCCGTCCGGCGACGATTTAAGTTGTGTCGCCTTGTAGCCCAGCTTGGACAGCGCGACCGTCACGCCGCTGTAGGTGGCGCTCTTGACGAACCGCTGGCCCGTCACCGACCGGATGACCGTCGCGGCTTCGGCGGTCCCTATGCCGGTGATGGCAGAGATGGCGCTTGGGCCGCAGTATTGATTGCCCGTGTTTTTGGGCACATGCAGTTGCATGTTCATTGTCTTCACTCCTAGCGATGTCAAACAGCGCGGCGGCGAAATTGCCACCGACCCGAATATCTTAAACTAGGGGGTCCACGCTTTTTTCGGTTTTGGGATTTTGCGATGCGCCGCTAAAGGCCCAGATGCAAAAAGTCGGGGTGTTGACTTCAGGCGTTTCCGAAGTTGGATGTGCAAAAAGTTGGCGAAACCGAAAAGTCGATGCCTGACTTTAAAGGCTTAGATTTATTTTCGCGTGTTCAATTCCGCGACAATCTCATCTGCCTCTTTTTCGGTGTCGGCCCAGCCCATCGCATTGTCTTTTGCATCTCGCACGCGAAAGCGCCCCAGCGAGCGCGTGGTGATGAACTCCCAATCGAAGGGCGGCGTCGCGTAGGGCAGTTGGTCCTTGGCGATGTGTTTCATTTCTTTTTTCGCGCGGCGGTGTGTTTCTTTTTCTTCGGCGTCTTTAGTTCGTAGTTCGTTTCGCGTGAGATAATCCAAGCCTCTAAGGCCGCAAGCCGGTAAAATGTGTTCTTGCCAATCTTGATGCGCGGCGGGCCAAGGCGCTTTGCTCGCCAGTTTGCAAGCGTGGCAGGGTTGAGGCCCAAGGCTTCGGCGGCTTCGTCGGCGGTCAGGTAGCCTTCAAGCTGGCTTTTCTTAATCGGCTTCTTGTTGTTGTTCATTGTTTAAACTCCGTGACGGTATCGGACAGCACAAAGCGTTGCAGCCTGACGGGATAGCCGGTCTGCTGCGCCACGCTCTCCGCGAAGTCGCGAAACTTCGGATTGTCTATGACATAGCGCTTGCTGCTGATGGCTTGCATGGGCAATCCGTCAAGCGGCATCATGGCGATGATGCCTAAGTGGCTTGAAGGATCATCTATCACCCAGGCAAAAATTTCGGTGATCGGGTAAGGCGCCTTCATCGCATCATCTCCTGCAAAGCGGCGCCCCGGTGCGGGGCTTCCGGCTGGGGAAATTGCACCGGGACGCCTATCCTGGCTGCATCGTTGACAAGCAGTCAGGAATAATTTGCAACGCCCCCGGCTCCTTGGAGTAAGCAACTCGCCGGGGGCGCGCACTGTCTGCCCAAACAGACGGGCTACGCCTTCAAGGACAGACAATCTTTTTGGCGTCGCGACGCGCCAGCTTGGCAAATTTTTCCTGCTTGTCGCGACTGCTGAATTTGTAAATCACAATCCACACATTACCCGCCGACATTTTGGTGACCAACGTACCGCTTAAAATAGTCGCCATGTCTTCCAGCCTTTCGTAGTCGGCCAAG